TTGGATCCAGTGGATTGTCTTGATTGGTCACAGCTACAAGGACAGACCAGTCAGCAAGTGCTTTGTTATTTTGAATTAGAACATCTTTCTTTTCGTTTTCCTGAGTGAGTTCTTGAATTTTCTGTATAGCGTTCTTATTGGCATCAACAGACTTATCAAGCTCTTTCTTGAGTGCCACGATAGCACCAGATGGATCTAGTTCCATCCGGACAAGATTCAAGACAGCATCCACAAGGGTTGCTTCTTCATCTCCCATGCGATTATTTGGAAGGGATTCTTCAAATACACGGTAAGGATAATCTTGCTTGATTGAAACCTTTGTGGCATTAGCTACTGGATCATAGGATTTGAATTGTACTTTATAATTCATCAGGCATTTACCTCATTCTTAGTTTTAACTTCTTCAAAAAGATCCTTCAGATCTTTGTCAGATTCAAGGACAGAGCGATAGATTTCTAACTCTTTGATGAGCTGTTCTTTTTCCTGCTGTGATTCTGTCAATCGTGCCTTAAACTCAGCTTCATTGATTGACTTACTAGCTAATTGATTAGCTAGATCTGTGATGATTGATACATAAGTGTTTTCTTTCATTTTTGTTACCTTTCTAGATTCCGAATTTGTCAAAATCTCTTAATGAATTAGCTACTGCATTTCTGATGGAACTGTGTAGAGCTGTCCTCATCGGTTTTCCATTTTGAGGAGTAAAGTCATCTGTTGCAAAGCCGGCATTGACAAAGTGCTGAAGCGCTGTTCTGAGAGTTCTCAAAGCTTGTCTGAGCCACACCCCGTTATTCCCATTATTAATAAGCAGGAAGTCACCAGCCTGTATGTTTGTGTTCCTTCCATTGGTTCCGTATGGAGCAATTGTTGTTCCTCCCCAAGTGCTTATTCTCCAACCATAAGGATTGCTTCCAGTGGCCTGGTCATAATTATAAGAGTGAGTGAAATTGAATCTATCGCCTACAAAAGTGACCTTATCTGCATTGTCATGATCTCCTGTCCCTACTCCTTTAATGGTGTCAACAATCATTCCATTGAATCCACCTTGATCCCAGTGGTTTCTAATGTCGTTATCCCGACGATCAGCACCAATAATGGCTTTAGAATTGATGTAGCGTCTTCCGTTTATCGTCACATCATCATTCCGGAAGAAAAGCCCTTGACTAGAAGCATTTATTTGATCCCGGAAAACTCCTGTGAAGTTATCGTAGAATGACAGCCGTCCATTGTCTAAATCAAAACTAGATACACCAGAATTTGCTGTCACTCTTCCTCCATGAATATCATTTGCGGAGATTCCCACAGATGTTAGTTGAGTGATGAAGGCTCTCTGTGAAGCTAGTTCTCTGATGAAGGCTTGATTTGATACAAGCTTGTTGATCATAGCAGAGTCAACTAGTAGCTTATCTGCTGTCACTGCATTGCTGGCCAGAATCTGAGTGGTTACTGATCCAGATTCCATGTGTCCTGTTCGAACGCTCTGAGATGCCAAATGCCTGCTTGTGATGGATCCATCAACTACCATGTCACCTTTAACCTTGATCAATTGAGCGATTAAAGCAATAGCTTCTGGCTCTTGTACCAGCAATGAACTGATAGTTCTTCCGTTGATGCTCTTACCTGTACCGAATGAGATTTGACCATCTGTGATATTAATGTCGGTTTTCTTCAAAACTCCATCAAATTGGCTGATGATCGTTGCCACTTGCCCATCAACTGTTTGCTGATAATTCGCAAAGCGCCCGTTGATGCTGTCCTTGAAATCATCTAACTTGTCATTGAGGACAGAATTTTGACTAGATAATTTCTTGTTTGTCTCATCTGCTTGAGTTGCCAGTTTGACATCTGTTGAGTGTGCTTGCTCTTCAATTTTGGTTGTAAGTGCCTGCTCCTGAGTTGCAAGCTTATTGTTTAGTCCTTCTGTTGCATATCTCAGATTATTCCCAAACTCAGTTGAGAATGTTGAGAATTGACCATCAACAGTCTGCTTGTATTCAGCAAGTTTGCTCTCAATTCGTGAATTGATTGTGTCCAAGCTGTTTGGCTTGTATGGAGGAACTTTAGGCCCTTTGACTAAAATTGGCTTACGAATCCAAAAGTGTGCATTGTTGACTGCATAGAAGTATAGTGGAAAACTTCCAGAGGTATCAAATTCAAAATCAGTTGCTAGGAATGTAAACTCAGCTTTCAGCCAAGTGTTTTTTGCTGTTGTTTTATCTGCAAAACTCTTCCCAAATACTTGCTTATTATTTGAATGTCGTTTGAGTGTAACTGCTATTCCTTTATCACATTCAACATCACTTCTCACTTGATATTCAAAACCTAATGAGTAGTATTCCCCTTGAGTCATCTTATTGATATACAGTGGGAATGTTGGACCTGCAAATGTATAAGAATTTGCAGGAGATCCGGAAACTTTCATTTTGAAAGTCCCGTTTTCTACTGAAGCGATTCTAGTTGTGCCATTATTGGGCGCTGTGTATTCAGTCAAGCTATCAGCTAATTTCACAAGGTTTTCTTGATCAATCTGACTTCCTAGAGCCTCAATCCTTCTTGTGATCCCCTCAGAGTCTTCTGTGTACTTATTCTTAGAAATGTAATTCTCAGATAGATTCTCACGGATAGTCTTCAGGGTGTTGCTTGTCTGCTCTTCTGTGTAGCGCTTCAACCTTGACTCAAGGATTCCGCTTTCTCCAGTATATTCTTCAAGCGCTGTGATTTGAGTTTTAAGACCTTTCGCTGTACGTTCAAAAGATGCTGAAGCATTTGTGACAATAGATTCCAGATCTTCTGGTGCTGGTCCTGCATCTGTTCTGGTATTGCTTTGTGTTAGCTCTACCTTTTTGAATGAAATTGATCCAGCTTCACTATATCCAATGATGATCCTCCAGAAGTCAAACTCATCGCTCTTTTCTAAAACAGGGACAGAAACTTTGTATAGCTGCCAATCATCTGTCAATTGAAATTGGGCATAAATTCTTTCCGGATTGTTTCCGGATTTTCTATTTTCACGCAAAGAAGCCCACATTGTACCAGAACCACTATTTCTTTTAGCGTAAAAAGAAATAGTGTAAGGCTCGCCTTTCTCTAGATAATCCAGAGCAGTTGTTTTTGAAGTGGCCCAGCTTGGTGCTGTGCTAGAAAATAGCTGTGCTTGTTTCCAAGTGTTAGTGTTGCCTGAAATAGTATAGATACCATTTTCTGCTGTGCCGGTTGAATCGCTTGAATCGCCATGAGCGAAAAACCAAAGACCACGAGTGAAATCATAGTCTTCAGCGTAGTTTCTTGAACCTACTTTCAGACTTGTGAACTCTTCTTTGATACCATTTACTGTCTGCTCGACATAAGAGCGATCTGCTTTGCCAGCTGTGACATTGGTCAGGTCAGAGATAGCTTTTTCAGTTGTCTGCTCAAAGCGTGATTGTGCGCCTTTTAAGTCAGTGAATTGGCTTTCTGTAGACTGTTTGAATTTATCAACTAGCTCTTTGACTTCAACATCTTTTTCAATGAGCTTTTCAGTTGTAGTCTTTAAGCCTTCCATCGTCACTTCAATGCCATTGTATTGAGCTTTGAACTCTTCTACAATTTCAGTTTTGTTCTTCTGGTTAGCAGCATTGATCTTCTCAGTGACTTGCGCTGAGATTTCTTCTTTGACTACTTCAGCCTGAGCCTTGGCTTCCTCAATGCCATCTGTGATCTCTTGTTTCAAGGCTCCTGCTTTGTCTTCAAAGGCCCTGTTGGCATTATCAACCAATACTTTCAATTTCTTGTAGTATTCATCATCCTCTTGAGTTTTTTGGACTGTATCAAGGATTTCAGATGCTACATCAGAAATTCCATTTGAGCCTGACATGCCTCCACCGTGGCCAGCCTTGTCATCGAATGTAAGAGAGATATACTCTTCTGACAGAGCATCAAAGACATAGCCCACAGCTTTTTTCTTCAACATGACATCATGCTTCAAGCTCATGATGGTCACTGTGTCACCAAGATGCACAGTTTGACCATCTAGCTCATAAGCTTCAACTTTGATCTGATCAGTGGACTTGTCAATGTCACCATTCTTGAATTTGGCTTCACCCCATTTTCTCAATTCTTCCTCTGTAGTAAGATCATTGTTCTCATACTCAGCTTCATTGATATAAGGATAATTGCCAATGAGGGGGCTGTCCACAGTGACTTTCAGAACCGTGTCTTCTTCTGCTCCCTCTGGCTTGAAGGTTGATTTCAGATGCAGTCTTGTGATGATGCTTGAACTGCTCTTATTCCGTTCATACTGCTTCAAGTTTTGATGCGTAGTAATAACCACACCACGATCAATTCCCCGACTCTTTGGAATGTCAATCAGGAAGTTGTCACGGATCATCTCACCTTCCCAAGCACCTACAATGGAATGTTTTCCATCCATCAGGATCTTATAGAGCGTTTCATCCTCTGTGGTGTTGAAGGTTCTATTGTCCATAATGTTACTTGTGAATGAAAATTTTCCAAGTGGTGTCTTGACTGCTGAAATCATAGCATTCAAGGCGATTTGACAGGTTGAGTTTGAAACCTTGATAGGACGAACAGAGCGCTTGAAGATGTCCTCTGTGATGTGCTGGCAAGTCAGGTTCACTGTGTCATCTTGCTCGCTGATCTCCTTAATCCGGAACAGTTGCCGGCCAGTGATAGGAGTTGGGGCGATGATGAGCATGTCTTCCTGAAATTTCTTGTAAATTTCAGTGTCTGTGATTGGATAGTCAACTTTGAGAGTGTAGCTTACATTGGTTACTTCTTCAACTTCTGCTTTGGTTGCTTCATGGAGTGGTTGCCCATTCCATTTCACTGTTTGCACATTTCTGTCTAATAGATAAAGAATTATAACCACCCCCAATTGGTTTCAAAAATAAGAGATTGAATGCCAGGTCCCAAAACCACACCAATGGTCTTTTGATTTTGGTTAGCGTCAATTGTGATGAAATCTCCTGACCACTTCACCAGATTTCCTTTCTTGTCCAAAAAGCTTGGATTCTGTGGATCATTCACCATCACAGCGCTATCAGATAGCTGTTCAAGCTTGATGGTTTGCTTTCCAATGGTGAAGCTGGTCTCTGATGAGCTGTTTCCTCTAATTGTGATTTTAGGAAAAGCCAATGAGCTGCCTTGTAGCCTGAGAACACCATTTGAGGTAAGAGTTTGAATATCGTTGTTCTTCATGTATTTTGTGGGGTGACAAACAAATGTCACTTCCACAGAATACATTTTAGTTTTATCTCTCTGAG